TGGCCAACCCTGGCGCGCCGGCTGGTGAAATGTTCCGCAAGGGCATGCTTGGCCGCGTTGCTGGTTTCGATACCTACGACACCAACAACAACTACACGCACACCGTCGGTTCGGACATCACGGCAGGCAACACCGCCGCGAACTTCGTCACTGAAGGCCAGACGACCATCGTCGCGGCTGGTGCGGTTACGACCACGATTGGCGACGTGTTTACCATCGCTGGCTGTTACTCGGTGAACCCCATCACCAAGCAGACGTTGCCAACCTTGCAGCAATTCGTGTGTACTGCCGCATCCGCGAACAGCACCACGATCACCTTTGCGCCGGCGGTCTACTCCAGCGCATCCGGTGGCCTGCAAAACGTCAACACCTTCACCGTTACCGGCAACGCGATTACCTTCGTCGGCACTGCTTCGGAAGTCGGCGGCAACTCGCTGGCCTTCCACCGAGATGCTTTCGGTCTGGTGACTGCTGATCTGGTCATGCCTGACGGCACGGACGTTGCGGCTCGCCGTTCGCACAAGGGAATCAGTATGCGGATGGTGCGGGATTACGACATCGTGAACGACCGCTTCCCTTGTCGTATCGACATCCTTTACGGCGTTGTTGCCTACCGTCCGCACACCCACGCGGTGCGCTTGGTTGGCCGCGAATCCAACACCTAACCCGGAGGCATCATGGCCACTCAACAAGCCTTTGCAAAATGCCCGGACGGAACCGAAATCGGCGATGCGTCTACCGACAAAATCGCCTTTTACGGTGAAACTCCGATTGTTCAACGCACCGCCGCGATTGCCACGTCGGCCGTCGCTACTGCGTCAAGCGCGGATGTCACCACGGCACTGAAAGCCGCCGTGATTGACATTATGAACACGCTGGAGGCTCTCGGCCTCTGGGCCGGCTCCGACGCCTAACGAACCGGCGCGGTAGGAAACTGCCGCGCCATCTATCGTGAAAGTCGTTTTCTGTGTTCCAACAATTACCAAGCCTTACCCGCAATTCGTCGCGGCGATGGCCGAATCTGTGCCACTTCTTGATGCCGCTGGAATTGAGCATTGCATCGTTTCCGAAGTCGGTAATCCATACATATCTCAAGCCCGTAGCAACCTGCTGCGAAAGGCTCTGGACACGCAACCAGACGCGGTTGTGTTTCTCGATCACGATCTATCCTGGCAACCTGACGCACTGGTGAAGCTGATCCAGACTGAGGGCGATGTCGTCGCCGGCACCTACCGATTTAAGCAGGACGAAGAGAAGTACATGGGAATGCTCATGCACGACACGCTCAACCTGCCGCTGGTGCGCAAGGATGGTTGTATCGAAGCTGAATGGGTGCCTGCTGGCTTCCTGAAGATCACGGCAAACGCCGTAAATCGCTTTATGCAGGCTTACCCGCACCTGACTTACGGCCAAGCGTGGCGTCCATATTGCGACCTGTTCAACCACGGAGCGCACAATGGCATCTGGTACGGCGAGGACTACGCTTTTTCCCGCAACTGGCTCGACCTCGGCGGGCAAATCTGGCTTATCCCGAATCTCAACATTGACCATCACGCCAGTTCAGGGGCGGCGTATCCGGGCAATTTCCACAACTTCATGCTTCGCCAGCCTGGCGGAAGTGATGCCGACAACAACCGAGAAGGGCGCGGCGATGAACGAGGACTCTCATGATGAACGCGAGAAGCGAATCGAAGCTGAACTATTGGCAGAGGCGTTTTTTCAACTCCTTGCCACACGCTACGGCCTCAAGCCTGAGGATATACCTGAGCACTTGGAAGACTTGCGCTGGGTGCGTAAACATCGTACTGGTATTGACCGTATCGGTTGGTCTGTCGCATTGGGGGTCTTGGCTATCGCGGTTTCTGGCATAGCCTCGATGCTTTGGCAAGGGTTTAAGGAATCAATCGGACGACCGTGAGGAAGATATGGAACTGAAAGATTACTGGCAGAACAGAGACAGCAAGTTTCGCGGCGAATGGACCGAGGCGGTACGCAAAGCAGCGGATGATCTGATTGAGCGCGTCAATGGACTGCTGACTGCGCTGGATTACACGCCTGAGATTCATCCGGTGATGAAAAGCCCGGTTACCTCAGGCTGGCGACCGCCTTCATTCAATCCGCTGGTGCAAGGCGCTTCGCCGCGCTCGAACCACATCACCGGAAAGGCCGTGGACCTGTACGACCCGGAAGGCGAGCTTGATGAACTGCTGCTGACTGCCAAGGGCAAGAAGGCGCTGGAGTCCGCTGGATTGTGGCAGGAGCATCCAAGCGCGACGAAAGGCTGGTGCCATCTGCAATCCGTACCGCCAAAGAGCGGGAACCGCGTTTTTTACCCGTAGGTGTAAGCCATGTGGCCCGCACTTATCCCCCTGCTCGGAGACCTGATCGGCAAGTTCATCCCTGACCCGGCCGCCGCTGCCGATGCGAAGCTGAAGATGCTGGAAATGGTGCAGAAGGGCGAACTCGCCGCGCTGGATGCGGATATGAAACTCGCCCTGGGCCAGATGGAAATCAACAAGGCCGAGGCTTCAACGGACCTGTTCAGGGGTGGCTGGCGGCCGGCGACGGGCTGGGCCTGCGTGGCTGGGCTGGTTTACCAGTTCCTCGCGCAGCCGTTGATTCCCTGGTTCGCCGCTGTCGTTGGGCTTTCCGTGCCGCCGCTGCCAGCCATCGACAACGACACGTTGATGGTTCTGCTGACCGGCATGCTCGGCCTGGGCGGTATGCGCACGTTCGAAAAGGTCAAAGGTGCCGCTTGAACTACTGCACACTTTTTAAGCAGTAGTTCATAATGACGATGCGGAATAACCCGCATTGATGGAGTCATGCAAATGACCACAGACGTAATGGATGAAGGCATCGTCACCCTTCCCGCTGGCGGGGAAGATCAGGCCACGATTGACCCTGTAGTTGTTGAAGAAAAGAAACCGGAAGAAATCAAGGAAGAACCTCCGGTCGAACAAGAAGAACCGTTGAAGGAAAAGACCAACAAGCGCATCCGCTCCCTGTTGGCAGAACGCGACGAATGGAAGGCCAAGGCGCTCGAAGCGCAGGCCAAGGCATCCGGCCAGGCTCCGACGCTGGAACAGTTTGACCACGACATCGAGAAGTACACCGAAGCGACAGTAGACCATCGCACGCAGGCCAACGAAGCGCAGCGCGTGAATGAGAACGTGCAGCACATCGCGGCACAAGCTCAAGCCGAAATGCTGGATACCTTCCAGCGCGATGTTGCCGCCAAGAAGGACATCTATCCCGACTTCGAGCAGGTATTCCACCCCGGCTTGCCGGTAACGCCGCAACTGGCTGAAATCGTCGTCACATCGGACGACCCGGCCGGCGTTGCCTATTATTTAGGCAAAAATCCGGCCGTGTTGGCGAAGCTGAACAACCTTCCTGCTTCGATGCAGGGCTACGAAATCGCCAAGATTGAGGGCATGGTCTCGGCCAAGTCGATCCCGACCAAGGCACCCGCACCGATGCAAACCAAAGTCGTTCCGACCGGCGGCAGCGGGGCGAAATCCTACGACGACATGAGCGACGCCGAGTTTGCCGCAGCCAGGGCAAAAGAGCGGGCGAAGTGGCGCGCTGAGAACGGCTACTAGGAGCTGGCATGATAACGACTGTTCAGGACTTGATTGATTCATCCCTGCGCCTGCTGGGCGTTGCCGACCAGGAAGCCGGACCTACGGTATCCATGCGCGAGCAGGCTTTTGACGCCTTCGGTGCGCTGGTTGAGTCGATGCACCTGGACAGTCTGATTCAGTACCGCCACGTTGACGAACAGATCAGCCTGACGACCGCCGCAACGACTTGGGGAGTAGGGGCGACCATCACCACAACCGCGCCTACCAAGGTATTCGACGCGCGCCGTGTGTCCGGTGCAACCGAAACAGATCTGCGCGTGCTGACGATGCAGGAATACAGAAGCATCCCCGACAAGTCGATCACCGGCGAATGCGAGTCTGTCGCCTTCGACCCGTCCTATCCGCAGGGCGTGCTGTATCAGTACCCAGTCGGAAGCAACACGGTCAAAGTTACCAGTCTGAAGCGATGGGACGCTTACGCCGGCCTGGATGATGAACTTTCCGTTCCCCCTGGCTACACGCGATACCTGCGCCACTTGCTGGCGATTGAGCTGTCTGGCGAATACCCGGAGTTTCCGCCGCCGGCTGTCTCTGCGACCATCGTCGGCGAGATGCGCCAGCAGATTGCGAGGCAATCCCAAGTTCACCACAACGTCACGCATCAAGTCGGTACGCGCGGCGGCTACAACATCAATACAGGCTAAGCGATGAAGCTGCCATTCCTGCAACAACCCGGCCAGCGGTCGAGTCTGCTGAACCAGGACGATATTCAGGTCAACTGCTTCGGAGAGGGGCTGGCCGATGGCCGCCGAGCCGTCGTCAAGCGGCCCGGCGTGGCGTCACACCTGTCACCGGCTGCCGCATCGACTCCGCGCGGCATGTGGCTGTTCAATGGTCAACTCGTTTCTGTATTCGGCACCAGCCTTTACCACGGCACCACGCTGGTTACGTCCAGCCTGACCGGCACCGGCCCGGTATGGGCAGAAGAGGTCGGCACAGCATCCCGTTACTTGATGGTCAGCAACGGCACGAACGCCTGGGTACTTGATACATCATGGGGCTTGTCTCGCGTCAACGACATCGTTTGTACCGGCGCGACGTTCTCCAGCCCGGACATCACGTTTAACACGTCAGTAGCCCATCACCTGACGGCATTGTCTAAGGTCACGTCAACAGGTTGGACAGAATCCGCCTACAACGCTGCATCCGAAGAAATTAAGTCGGTAACCTCGACATCGGTTGTCATCGACCCGACCGGCTCAGACCCCGGCGGCGCATCGACCGTTACCGGGACAATCTCGCCGGCGGGCTGGCAGTCGCACGTCGCTGGAATTGCGCACCTGGACGGCTACTTGTTCACCATGTCGAGCGGTGGCCAGATCAATCATTCCGACCTGCGCGACCCTTGGAACTGGCACCCGGCCAACACGATCAATGCCGAGGCCGTGCCGGATGGCGGGGTGGCGATTGCCAGACACTTCAACTACGTTGCCGCGCTCGGCCCGAAGACGTTGGAGTTTTTCTACGACGCGGCCAATACGTCAGGCTCAGTCCTGAACCGCGTCTCCGGGTCGATCATTTACGCCGGCTGCGCATCGGCAAGAACGCTGGCGACGCTGAAAGGCATTCTGTTTTACGTTTCAGACGGCGGCAAGGTCTACGCGGTCGAGAATATGGCACCGTCTCGTATCTCTTCGCCGGCCATCGAACGCATCCTTCAGGCTGCCGACTTTTCCGACGCGACGGCGCAGGCTTTCGAGATACCAGGCCACACGCTCTATGTTTTGACGCTGCCGACCAGCAATATCACGCTGGCTTGCGATTTGAGTACCAAGCAATGGTTTCAGATGCAGGACGCTGACGGCAACTATTGGCCGTACCACTACGCTGTGCAGGATGGGCAAGAGGTCTACATCCAAGGCGAGGACGGCATCATTTACACCGTGTCGGGCAACCAGGATGCAGGCGCAGACTTCGAGGTATTGATCCGCACGCCGTTTGTGGACTTCGGCACCAGCAAGCGCAAGCGCATGGCGCGCGTTACCGTGGTTGCCGACTATGCCGACGGCACGTTGTACCTGCGCTATTCCGACAACGACTATCGGACTTGGACGCAGAAGCGCGGCGTCTCGCTGTCTCGCCGGCCGGAGTATCGAGGACTCGGTGCGTTTGAACGCAGGGCATTGGAATTTAGCCACAAAGCCAATGAGCCGCTGCGCTTGATTGAAGTCGATCTGGAGCTTCTGTAATGGCTACCCTGCCGCCGCCGCCGATGTACGCCGCCAGCAACTCGCCGGCCTGGCTGGACTGGTTCACGACGATCGCACGCCTGATCGAGTCGTCTGAGGCGATCTCTCACGTCCACGCCAACCAGACCATTCTGGACGCGATTGAGGTCGCCTTCACGACTGCGCTGAATGCCAAGCTGGCAGGGATTGAGGCCGGTGCTGAGGTCAACAACATCTCAGATGCCAACGCCACGGATTTGACCGATGGCGGTGAGACTACCCTGCATTCTCATCCTGGTGGAGCGGGTGCCGTCTGGACATCAGCAGAAATCAACGCCGGAACGAAGCCAGTCTATGACATAAAAGCAACCATCGTTGACGCTGGGATTGCACCTACAGACAAGATCATCGTCACCCCTGACGCAACTGCTCCAGCCGGAAGAACGGCAGACGATTGGCAATGGGACGGCGCAAGTCTGGCGGGCGTTGCCGGTACTGGACAGTTCACGCTTTACGCGACTTTTCACCCCGGCCCGATTGTCGGGAAACGCAATATTCTTTATCAGGTGGCATAAATGGCCGTTATCGACTCGGGTTCAAATTCAGCAGGCAAGGCAAACGTAGATTCTGCGTACAACCTGAACGTGGCACTGCCTAACGTGCCGGCGCAGATGGGCGGGATTCGCTTGTTCAGCGAGGTTGATTCTGGCGCAGTCACCGGAACTGCGTTGCTTCGCTCGCCCGAGGTATCTCAGGACTACCGTACCCGCATCGGCGTGGACACGGTGCTGTTCTATGACACTTTCAACGCCACAGCTCAGAACACGGCATTGTGGAAGCACGCATTCACCACAATGACGATGACTCAAAGCGCGGGCTTCCTGAACATCAACGCGGCTGGAACTTCGACGGTCGCCAATAACTCGGCCTATCTGCAAAGCTGGCGGTATTTCCCGCTGATTGGTACTGCTCCGCTGTCTGTTGAGTTCACTGGTCAGATCAACCAGCTACCGCAAGCCAATGAGGTTTTCATGGCTGGATTGGGAATTGCAGTTGCCGCCGCTCAACCTGTTGATGGGGCATGGTTCCAGCTTACGACGGCAGGGCTTGAGGGCGTGTTACGATACAACTCTGGCGCAGCCGCAACAATCATGCTGATGGGTGTTGCAGACATGCCGCTGAACACCAACGGCAAATACGCGATGATCGTTGGTGAGCGACAAATCGAATTCTGGGTGGACGATGTGCTTCTCGGCACGATTGACACGCCGAATGCCCAAGGACAGCCGTTCATCACTACGGCACTTCCGCTGCTGATCCAGAAATACAACTCTGGCACAGTTGGCTCAAGCCCAAGTCAGATTATCAAAGTGGGCGACATCACCGTCACGCTGATGGACATCGCCAGCAACAAGCCGTGGGCGCATCAGATGGCCGGCGCAGGCTTGACCATCCATCAAGGTCAGGACGGCGGAACGATGGGCACGACAGCCTTGTATCCGAATGCGACTGCGGCGACGACTGTTACCGGAGCAGCATTGTCTCAAACGACCGCACTCGCAACCGGGCTTGGCGGTCAGGCCGGCATTACCGCAACAGTCCCCGGTGTCGATGGCTGGGTTACTGCATACCAAGTGCCGGCTGGCGGTGTGAATCAAACCCCGCGCATGCTGATGGTTACCGGCGTAAAGATTTCGGCAATCAACATCGGCGCAGCGGTGGCGACAACCCCAACATCTCTTTCTTGGTCGCTTGCATTTGGTGGCACTCAGTTGAATTCGCTGGCAACTGCTGAAACTGGCTCATTCGTGACCAACACCGCAAAGGCTGCTCGCCGTGTTCCTCTTGGACTGCAATCATGGACTGTTGGCGCACTCATCGGAGCGCAGGCCAATGATGTTGTGGTGAAGTTCGATTCGCCGATTCCGGTCAATCCTGGTGAATATGTCGGTGCTGTTGCAAAGGTCATTCAGGGCACTGTAACGGCTTCGCAGGTTATATGGGCAGTAGTTACCTTTGATGGGTACTTTGAATGACCGCCTTCTACCAGACAACCCCATCACCGGAGTGCATGCGCATCATCCGCGAAGGCTTCACGCCGGGGCTTTCTCAAGATGGGCCTGGCGTCGATACGCGCATGATCGAAATGCTGCCGGCAATGGTCGAGGCGGGGGCTTATGCCTTGTACCACTCAGGCAATATCGTTTTCGCGCTGCGCAGACATTCGGCATGGGTCGGCATCGTCGATATGTTCCTGGGCGAGGGTGCGACCATTCATGACGCGACAAAAGCCGCGCGCAAGTTCCTGGAATGGGCAGCCAGTCACACGTATTACATTAAGCTCGAAGCCCGCTCACCGTCTCCAGCAATGGCCGTTCTTGCAAAGCGAGTCGGCGCAAGCATCGAAGGGTATCGGGTCGGATCATTCATCCGTGAAGACGGAACGCAGGACAACGAGGTAGAGGTTGGAATCATGCTGAAAAGGGGTATCACATGCCACAAGTCGCACTAGCGTTTGTCGGTGGATCCATGATGGCATCCGCCGGTTTTGGCGCAATCGGCGTCATGATTGGTCAGGCCATTGGTGGGGGGCTTGGCGCAGAAGTCTCCGGTGGAGACTTCTGGCAAGGCGCGAAGGGTGGCGCTATCGGCGGCATCGTCGGCGCCGGCATGGAAGCCTTCGGCGTTAATTCGATGCTTGGCGATGCGTTTGGCGGCGAGATTGGCGGCATTGCTTCGTCTGCCATTCGCGGCGGTATCACCAGCGAGGCCAGCGGCGGCGACTTCCTGCAAGGCGCGCTTACGGGTGGGGCGATGCAGTGGGCGAACGGTTCGCCGCAAGCAACGCAGCCGCAGGCAACGACATGGAGCGGCGGCGAGACTGCGCCCGGTTCCGGAACGGGATGGGGCGGACAAACGCTCGCCAACCCGGTAGCCGCAGATGCGACAGACCTGGGCGGCTGGGCGGCGAACAACATGCAAGCGTCAGACGGTGCGCAGACGATGACGTTCGGCACCGCCGGCGCACCGCAGGCCAACTTTGCAAACGCACTCGCGCAGGATTACCAACTGACCCCGCAAGCGATGGGCGGCGCGTCCATGTCCAACGCCATGCCGGCGGTGCAGGCGCAAGCGGCCAGCATGCCGCAGGGTAACTCGCTGTCTGACGCATTCGGCAAGCTGACCGACGCATTCAAGCAGATGGCCAAGGGTGGCGGCGGTGGAACGGGTGGATCGACCGACATGAAGGCGGCATTGCTTTCAACCGGCTCTAACCTGTACATGAACCAGCAGAACCAGAAGCAGGCTGAACAACTGGCGAAGCAAGCCGACCCGTATGCTCAGTTTCGCGCCGGCGATGCGCAGCAGATGAACGCGCTCATGCAAGACCCAAGTTCGATCTACAAAGACCCCGGATACCTGGCTGCACAGAGGCAAGGACAGCAGGCGCTTATGCGGCAAGGCGCAGCACAGGGCAAGGTAGATTCCGGCCAGTTGTCGCAAGGCCTGTTCGACCAGGGCAGCCAACTTGCAACGCAGTGGTACAACAACCGCATGCAGCAACTCGGCCAGACATCTGGCGCAAGTCAATCGCCGGCAGTCGCGCCGCAGGTGTATTCCAATGCGCGCAACACCGGCTACCTTCAAAACGCGCTCTATAACCCTGGCCTGTTGTACGGGAGATCATGACCATGCAAAACAGCACTCAACCCGACTTTTTGCAAAACTACCTGACGGCGAAAGACGCCAGCCGGCAGCGCGGGCGTGAAGATGTCGCCGACCAGATGCAAGCAACGCAATTCAGCAATCAGCAGACGCAGTTCGGCCAGCAGCAAGCGCAGCACAACGCATTGCAGAATCTCGACATCGAGAAGGCCACGCCGAAGCAGTTGATGCAGGCCGGCATGCACAACGAAGCCTTCCAGAAGATGCAGCGTTCGACCGAGGAAGGAAAGGCGCTGATGTCGCGCATGCTCGCACCGTTGCAGAAGGTGCGCGAGGCCGGATACACACAGGAATCCTACGATCAGGCGTTGCAGGCGGCTGCCATGCTTCCGGGCTGGGAATATGTGCGCGACAAGATCCCCGCTATGGTTGACCCGAAGATCATCGACGGAACAATCACCGCGCTTGAGGGCACGATCGACACGGCTCCCGGCTGGCAGATGAAGGAACTGAAAGACGGCGACATAATCCGCACCGTCTGGATGGACACGAACCCGCGCAGCAAGTCGTTCAACACGATGCAGCCTGTTGCAGAAGCCTATGCCAACAAGCCGCCGGAAGGGTTCGACCGTGGGCCGGATGGCTCACTATCGGCAATACCGGCATATTGGGACCAGAAGACAAAGGTTGCGGCGGCCGGCGCTTCGCGCGTGAACGTGTCGAATCAGCAGGAAAAGGAAGAGGCCAAGACTGTTGGCAAGGGCTACGGAGAAGTCTTCCTCGAAACGCAAAAAGCAGGGAATCTGGCAAACGCCAAGATTGCCAAGAACCAACGACTTGCCGAACTGCTCAAGGGCGTTGACACCGGCAAGCTGACGCCGGCCGGGACTGAGGTTGCCAGCTTCGCGCAATCGCTTGGAATCACCATTGATCCGAAGCTCGGCAACAAGCAGGCAGCGGCAGCACTGGCCGGAGAAATGGCGCTTGATCTGCGCAACCCGGCCGGCGGCGCGGGCATGCCCGGTGCCATGTCAGACGCTGACCGTCAGTTTCTTGTCAGCATGGTCCCCGGGCTTGCAACCACGCCGCAGGGGCGGGCGCAGATGCTTGAAACGTCGAACAAACTGGCGAAGCGTGACCAGCAAGTCGCGACGATGGCGCGCAAATACCGTGCCAAGCGTGGATCGCTTGACGAAGGGTTTTACAACGAATTGCAGGCGTTTTCCGATGCGAATCCGCTGTTTGGTGGCGGTGCATCGACCACGGCAAAAACATCGGGGCTGACCCAGCAGGAACAGCAGGAATTGCAGGCTTTGAAACGTCGATTCGGGAAGTGACATGGACGAACGCGAAGAACTGAACGCACTGCGCAGACTGGCCGAACTGGAAGCTAAAGCAGCAGGCCGGCAATACGATGGCACGCCGCCAGAGGAAGGCTTTGGCGAGCGGATGTCGCGCGAACTGTCCAGCGTACCGCGCCAACTCGGGCTGACCGCTCGCGCAGTCATTCAGGGTGTTGCAGACGTTGCTGATCTTGTTGCGTCGCCGGTCTACGCCGGCCTGAATGCCGCTGGCGCGAATCTGGACACGCCGGCAAGGCTGGGAGCGCGCGCAGCCGATGCAATGGGCCTGCCGAAATCTGAAACACCTACAGAGCGCGTTGTCGGCGATGCTTCGCGCATGCTGGCTGGCGGCGGCGGAATGGTTGCGGGTGCCGGGAAGCTGGCTCAACTTCCGGGAACTGCCGGCCGCGTCATGACCAGCCTAGCGGCCAATCCCGGCGCACAGGTTGCCGGTGCTGGTGCTGGCGGCGCGGCTGGCGCCTACACCAAGGAAACCGGCGGCGGGCCAGGTGCGCAGTTTGTCGCGGCGCTGGCGGGTGGTGTTGCTGGCGGCATGACTGCGCCAATCGTGCAGAACGTGACCCGCTCAATCGCGCAGAAAATCACCGCCATGCGTCCCAATTCGCAGGCCGGGCAGGACTTGCGCCAACAGATCGACATCACCATTAGCCAGGCCATGAGCGAGAACGGCATCACGCTGGCCGAACTGCCTGCCGACATTTTGAACGGACTGCGCGCCGATGTGGCCAAGGCCATGAGCATGCAGGGCATCGTGTCGAAGGATGCGCTTCGCCGGCTGGCTGATTACCGGCAGGCCGGAGCAACCCCGACGCGGGCCAGCCTGACGCTTGACCCGGTGGATGTTACCCAGCAGAAGAATCTCGCCAAGGTCGGCGCCAACAGCAGCGACGAAACCTTGCAGATGCTTTCCCGCGCACAGCACGAGAACAACGCGACACTGATCGACGGTATGAACCGGGCCGGCGCTGGCAATGCGCCCGATGCGCTCGCCGCCGGCGGCCAGGCCATTACTGCGCTGGAACGCCTGCAAGGCAAAGTAAAGAGCAAAACAGATAGTCTGTACGATGCCGCGCGCAACACGCAAGGCAGGTCGGCAGACCTTGACCCGTCCTACTTTACCCAGCGGGCCAGCGACTTACTGGATCAGGCACTGCTCGGCAGCAAACTTCCCGATGACGTGCGCGGACTGCTCAATAAAGTGGCAGGCGCGCAAATGCCGTTTACGGTCGATGTCGCCGAACAACTGAAGACCCGCATCGGCGACTTGCAGCGCGGCAGCAATGAGCCTTCCGTTCGGAAAGCTCTTGGCATGGTGCGCCAGGCGCTGGAAGAGACGCCGCTTCTACCCGGTCAGCAGATCGGCCAGGAATCAATCGACGCCTTCAACATGGCCCGCGCGCAGCATCGCAAATGGATGAAGATGGTCGAATCAACTCCGGCGCTTGAGCGTGTTGTCGATGGAGCGGAGCCTGACCAGTTTGTCCGCGAGTTCATTATCGGCAGCGGCAAGAATGCCAACGTCTCGGGCGTGATGAAGCTTGCGAATGCGCTGAAGACCGATAAGCAGGCGAAAGAGGCGATTAAGTATCACCTCGCTTTGCACCTGAAAGAGAAGGCGCTCAACGGCGCATCCGATGAGGTCGGAAACTTTTCGCAATCGGCCTTCAACAAGGAGATGAAGCGCATCGGAGATGCCAAGCTGAAGCTGTTTTTTAGCAAGGCTGAACTGGATCAACTGAAAGTCATCGGCCGTGTTGCGAGTTATGAACAGGTGCAGCCGAAAGGCTCTGCGGTGAACAACTCGAACAGCGGCGCGCTGGTTCTTGGTCAGTTGATCGACCGCCTGGGCAAGTCCAGTCTGTTGCAGAAAATCCCGCTCGGGCCGGCGCTGATCGGAGAGCCGCTGACGAATATTTCGATTGGCTTCAAGTCGAAGCGCGCAGCGAACGTGCCGAACGCGCTGCTGCGCCAGCCGTCGAAAGCGCAGCGCGAGATTCTTCCAATGACTCTGCTTGCGCCTGCTCTGCAACTTGACCGGGAATAGACCAGCCATGGACATCCGAAACGCACTCCTACGCCAAAGCCGCGCGCAGATGTCGCACCCTGGGCTGTACCCGCTGCGCTACTCGGTCTTGCTGCCACGCCTGACGATGCGAGTGCGGGCGAGCTGCAAGACAGCGAATCAGGCATCTACAAGATGATGATGGACATCATCAAGAAAAACGGACGGACTACGGCTGTTGCCGGTATCAGGGATTAGCCTCAATCGCTTCAGCCCATTGCCGTGCAATTTTCGCAGCGCCGACCATCTCGCGCCCGTGCTGTGACCACTCAGCCAGCCCACCGTAGTAGTCGATGTCAGTGCCAAGTCGCTCCATCTCGTCGGCCAGTAGGCGCAAGCGCATGGCGATGGCTGGCTTTGTGGTGATGCTCATGCTTTCCTCCAATAAACAGAAATTCTTGGATGCGCCCACATCGCGCACACAATGCCGCACGGGCCTCCGGCTAGCGTTGCCGCAATCTCGCCAGCACTTGCACTCGGCACCAGTCGCCATAGGAATATCTGAGCAATGCCGATGCCGATGCTTGTCACGAACGCCGCGACATAGTGCCGGCCGGTAACGTTCTGCTGCTGCACTCCGAGCAGGAACACGGTCATGAATGCAGAAGCGAACAGAATCGCGTTGGTCATGCGTTCCTCCATCCTTTCTTCAGCATCGTCAAGAACGCCATGCGCGCCAGTTTTGTCATCAGTCTGTGCGTCAGGCCAGTACGGAAACGTCCATCTTCCATGTAGCCGAATCGGCCGTTGTTCTTCGGACCGCACGCTGCGAACAGTCCAATTCCGTACCTTCTCATGCCGCCACTCCTATCGGTTCATGCGCGAAGCCCATCACCTCCGGCGTGCGCGCGTTGATAACGGATACCCGCTCCACGGCTTCGGTCAGGATCGATGTGTTCGCCCGCTTGATGAGTTCGTCGCCCAGCGTCACCGCCTTGCGCATAACCAACATCTCCGGGCCGGCGAATCCGAACTTGCCGGTGCGCTGATAGCGTTTGTCCGACTCGACCAGCGCATGCTTGGCGGCGTCGATGGCTTCCTTGGTTTCCTGCGCTGTGCCTTTCATCCGCACCGCGCAGACGCCGGCAATGTTTAGAAACGCGGCGATTGTGTGGCGCAGAGCCATCGAGCCTTGGCCGGTTTCCATTGCGTTCAAGGCGATATGCACCGGCATGACGATGGAATCGCGCTGCGACGGAAGCAGCATGTAGCCTGGCCGCCAGCGTGGCTTGCGTGTTGGTCGGGTGCTCATTCCGCACTCCGCGCCGGTCTGCCCGGCCTATCTCTCCGCGCGTACACCGTCTTGCCGTCAATCACGATCTTGTCCGCGCCGCCGCAGGTCTTGCTGTAGACCATCTTGCGGGCGATCTTCCTGCCGTACTTCTCCGTCATTTCGTTGATCTTGCGGTGATACCAGGCGAGCCGTGCCTGTTTCTGAGTAACGCGCGGAGGCTTCTCTGCGTCTTTTCCAGGCCAGCACTTCCAAAGCTTGGCCGGGTATCCGCCGCCAACTGCTGGGCGCCATGCGTGGATGTGGATGATGCCGAGCTTGTGCAAATCGTTGATCGCGCGCATTGAGCAACGCTCGCTGTATCCGACTCGGGCGATGATCTCTTTCAGTTCGATTGGCCTGGCCTGGTCGCGCAAGTAGCCGAAGATGTCGCAATGGCTTGGCCAGCGGGAAGGTGCGCCGGTTTTCATGCTCCCCCCCTCTTTCCCGCCGCTTCAAGCAGCGCATCAACCATGTCGTCAAAGCGCATGTCTTCTTTCAAATGTCGCTCCCACAACTCGCCGAACTGACGCGGGTTCAACTTGCGCAACTTTTCGTAACGCTGCCAGCCGGCGCGATACTCGTCGCGTTCCTGTCTCTTTATGTCATCAGTCCACTTTGATAACGCATCTTCCGGTTCGAGATGCTGATAATCCCTTCCTACATGCCTGTAAATGATGTTGCAGCAATCAACTTGTTCGGGCTGTTCATGATTCTCTGAGCGTGCGCGGATTGCCGCTGCGCAGTTATCTGTTGCGCCAGTCCAATCCTCGGTTTCCGCCGTCAATCCAAATGGGTGACGTAGTTCCTCGCACACCTTCGCGCAGGCTTCACGCTCCGCTGCTACGGCTTCGGTTACTGCAACAGAAATATCATGAAACATACTTAGCCCGTATTCAGCGGACAGATTACTGTAAAGCGACAACTGCTTTTCAAGTTCGGCGATGCGCGCATTGGCAGCATCAAGCGCGATGTCCTTGTTGCGCGATATTTCGCGCCACGTTCCTTCAAACGGTTCTCCGGTCACTGTTCAATCTCCTTTGCCCATGCGTTGAATCCTGTCTTGATTTCGCGCAGTTCATCAATCGTGTACTTCGCTGGCTCGTGCGGGCCTTCCAGCCACTCGACGTTTGCCAGCCCGATCCGGCGTATCAACTCAGGCCGGTACATCGGGATATTTCCGCTCAAATGGTCGTTGCACTGGCT